GTTTTGCAAGAGGGGGGAGCTGAAAATTAAAACTCACGAAGGAGAGGAGGTAAAAGAAAGTGGACATTAAAGCTCGCAATAAACAAGTCAAAGCAATCCTGTCAAACGCATTCGGCAAGGGAAATATCAGCGTAACAAATGGCAGGGGCACGGCCTGGGGATGGTGTAATATCCATATAAAAACGCCTGATCCATGCCCTGATAAACAACACGAAAATTCTTGCCAGGGTTATTGTACGAATGGAATTTGTAAAGGTAACAACAAACAAGTACTTAATGGTTGGAGTACTACAAGAAACGAAAAGTGGAGGGAAATAAACGAAAAGGCCGAAACCCTACTAAAAAACATATCCTTTGGCAGTTTTTATTCTGATGATGGATATAATACAGCGCTAACCCGCATGAGCATTCATATTGATTTTATTTAACCGAAAGGAGGGGATAGACAATCAAACAATACGGAGGTAAAAAATGAAAACCTATCAATACAATTACGAAGTCAACTATGCTGACAAATTAATCAAAACTTTAAACAAGCATAAGGGAAAGGCTCGGCGCATCGGCATGGGGGAACTATACCAAGCGGTTTACGGCGGAATCTGGCGTAACCGGATCAACGACACACGATCCCTCAGAAAACTAATCACCCATGCCCGCAAAATAGGCCACCCTATCTGCTCCAGTCCTAATGAAAACGAATTTGGCTACTGGCTGGCAAAGGAGGGGAAAGACTTATCGGAGTATTGTGCAAACCTTCACAAACGAGCCCTTAAAATCCTGGCGCAAGAGGCGAGGCTGCGCAAGATCGATATGCCAAGACTAATCGGTCAAATGGCATTAAAATTTAAAAAGGAGGTAAAATGAAAACGACTTATTTGTTTGACAATACTATATACACAATTCCGCCCCGGATGGTGCCGGCAATTGAACGGTATATTACCAAACGCTGTCGCCCAGGGCGTTTTTTATCGGCTATTATCTGCAACGATTTGGCGGAGGCTGTGGCGCGGGCAGACAAAGGAAATCTATCAAACTTACCAGCGTATATGATGTTTTTTTACAATCACGCCCCTGGTGGTTGTTGGGGATCTAAAGAAAAAATGGAAGCCTGGCTGAAAGGGGGAAGGGATGCAAACAGTGAAGAAGTGTCTGAAGACATTCCTGTGACAAAAAATGTTAGCGAAATGATAAAAAAAAGACTTGACAACCCTCCCAATAATAGTATAGATACCATTATAATACCACGACCTATCGAAGACATATTGCAAAAGCTCGCCGGAGAAATTCCCCAAGAAGAATGGGACAAACTCCCCAGCGATTTGAACGATAATCTGGATTATTACGTGTATGGAGTATCCAATATGTCAACCTAAAGACAAAGATCTAAACACAATGGAACCCGACTGTCTGCCCACGAGCCGGAGGCCCCGGCGTGGGCAGACTGGAGATACCTATTATATAATACACCGCCTGGTTTCTTTGCTATGCGGGACCTAAACACGATGGAGATAGTGCCGGGTTGTTACCGGCGCAACGGAGGACCAGGATGACAAATAGCGATCTGAAAATAGGGGGAAATTCGATGAGAAAACAGAAGCGGATAGTGGTCTTTGACAAAGAACAGTATGACGGCGAGTGGCCGCCGAAAAGCGCGAACGAATATGTCGCGTGGTTTTCTAAAAAAATTACCGAAATACCAGAGGAGTACAGGTCGTCCGCAAGAATTGAGATAGAAAATGTCGCCGGCTACGATTACGGCCACTCTATAAGGATCGAGATTTACTATGACCGCCCGGAAACCGACGCTGAAATGAACGCCCGTGAGTCTGAAGAACGCTGCCGCAAACACTGGCGGCGCTGAAAGCGAAGTATGGAGCGTAAGGCATAACGTAGAGATAACCCGCCATCCCAGGGGATAATTATGCAACCCAGATCCAACCAGTGCACCCAATCAACAGACCGCCGTCGAGCATACAACCTCGACAATAAGCACGTTCGTGCCGGTACTGAGCGCAGAAAAAACAAGCGGAGGGAGCATGACCGCAAACGGAAATAACAAACACGAAAAACCAACCCCGCATAAACCCGGTCCCAAATTCCGGTATAACGACCCCGCCGACCTCCAGGCCGCCGTTGATGCCTATTTCGCTACCTGTAAACAAGGACGTGAGCGCACTATAATTCTTAAAGACGGCACACCCAAAACACTCAATATGCCAATACCCTGTAACGTCGCAGGGTTAGCATTAGCATTAGGGTTTAATAGTCGGCAATCATTACTAAATTATAATGGGGAAATGTTAGACATCCTCACGCGTGCGAAGCTGCGTATTGAGGCCGACAACGTGGAAAAAGGGCAGTCTGGAGAGTACGAGGCCCGAACCAACAACCTCAATTTAGCCAGTAATTACGGATACTCACAACGATCGAGCGTTTCTATCGATTTTGACGAGCAGTTGCAGGCGATAATCAAAGCGCTTCCCGAAAAATACGCAATCCAAGTGCAGGCAGCGCTCGTTAACCTGGCTGGTAAAAAGCGGATTGAGGGTAAGTAGTGAGATAGAGTTTGTATATACAATTATTGGTGCGAACATTAACCTTTGAGTATGCGAACATTAACCTTTGAGCAGTTACGAATCAACCTAACATTAACCTTCAATACACTGGATGAACCTATTAAGATTATAAAACGGGGTAAAGTGGTTGGGTATATAGTGAGCAACTTACAGGGTATAATTAAGACAGGAAATCCTGAGAAGTCCTTTACAGATGTGTCTGGTGAAACAGTTTACGTGCCTGACCCTGTCAAGCCGATCAAACAACCAAAGGTATCGGTAAGTAAACAGGCATTACCGACAGTCAAAACCATACTGGCAGGCATCAGTAAGCAACCTACAATTCAGCATCATCCTCAATGCAGGTGTGGGATATGCAATCCTATTAGCGGCGGTTAGCGGTGATTATAGGACAATTAGAATTATATAGATTTGGTAATGTAATATCAAGGGGTTATGTGAGATACGGTATTGTACGATCTCTTATTATCTCGCATTAGCTTTGATTATTGTAGGAGTTGACATAATACCCATTACCGGACCGGGATTATATGCGTCAGAAACGGCGGGTAACATGATAATTTTATTGATTATTAGAGGATGTTGATAATGGATTTGATTAAGTGCCGGATATGCGGGAGTAGGCACAGGTTGGGAGCGGCTCACGTGTGGCCGGAGCCACCCAGGACGCCGAAAAGGAAAAGCAACATAACTCCCGTGGAGCTGGCTAACAAACCAGAAGATATGAGTAACAGTACTAAGGATATGACTAACCTGACTAACACTCTGACTAACAAGCCAAGCCTGACTAACAAGCCAAGCCTGACTAACAAGTCTGCCAACCCATCGGCAACATACCGTTATCGTGAGGCAGGGAAATGGCGTCGATACATGCGGGATTATATGCGTCAGAAACGAGCGAAGGTCTCTGATAGGAGGAAGGCCGGAGCATAGGGGCCGGTGTATGGGGTGGGGGGGCCTCTTTTGGAGCGGGAAGGGGGCCGGGTTCGAAGAAGATATATCCCCTCCCCGTGAGATTTAAATTTTTTCTATAGCGATTTAGGGGTAATAGTTCCAGACTTATATGGTCAGTTCACCAAAATGAAAATATTGTGATAATTGTTTAGGAAGACGATTGGGGATGTAGATGCACCAGTTTTTTAACGGAAGCAGAGTTAGATGATTTAGTAAAAAGATATTGTGCGGTGCGATAGACAAACTAAAGCCTGAGGCATAACGCCAAGGTAAGCGGCGTGGCGGCTGTATGACACGTCCGTTTTGAGCGCCTGGTTAGACGTTTTTGTTTGTATTTTTGTTGAAAAGATAATACACAAAGGGGTATTATGTTTGACGGTTTACCAGATCCTGCGGATTTTGCGAGTCGGTTGATGGGGAGGTTTTCGGCTGAGGTAATAGGGAAGGCATTGGCGAAGATTGGGAATTATAGTCAATATCAGGGTGATCCCGTTGGATTTGGGGAGCAGGAGTTAGGGGAGGTTTACACAGATGATGTGAAGTTAATGATGGAGTCGGTGCGGGACAATGAGATAACGATAGCGATTTCTTCAAATGCTGTTGGGAAGACGCACTGTGCTTCACGGGTGGCAATTTGGTTTTATAAGGCATTTCCCGATTCGCAGGTATATACGGGGGCGGCGCCTCCTGAGAGTAATTTAAAGAAGTTGTTATGGGGTGAGATAGGGCACGTACAGCATCGCAAACCAGAGTTATTTGCGAATGATACTGAAACTATGTTGCACATAGAACGTCATACTAAATCGTTTTTAACTGGAGTTACCATACCTTCGAGTGGGACTGAGTTTCAGCGTGAGGCGAAGTTTTCGGGGAAGCATGCGCCACATTTATTGTTTATTATCGACGAGGGCGATGCGGTACCGGACGAGGTTTATCGTGGGATTGAGTCGTGTATGTCTGGGGGGCATGTACGTTTACTGATAATGTTTAATCCCAGGGCTGAGGTAGGTGAGGCTTACCGGATGATTAGGGATCGGCGTGCTCATGTGATTAATTTATCGGCGTTCAATCATCCAAACGTGATCACTGGGGATGATATAATTCCTGGGGCTGTTACGCGTGAAACAACGGTACGGCGTATAAACGAGTGGTGTAGGCCGGTGGTGGATGATGAGCCGGTGGACGAATTATCGAGTTTTGATTTGCCTGATTATTTAGAGGGGGTTATTGGGAGAAATCAGTCGGGTGATCCGTATCCGCCTTTGGTGGCGGGTAAGTACAAGATAATGAGTCCGGGGTTTTCGTATATGGTTTTGGGGCGGTATCCAGCGCAGGCCGAGAACCAGTTGATTTCTAAAGAATGGATTTTAGCGGCACGGGGGCGGTGGGATGCGTATGTTGCGGCTAAGGGTGAAGTTCCGCCGGATCACATTCTTGGAATTCAGGGATTGGATGTTGGGGAATTCAGCGGGGATGCGAATGTTGCCATATTCCGTTATGGCGGGTATGTTGAGAGGCCAGTGGTTTGGGGCGGGATTGATTTAACGGCTACGGGGGAGCGGGCGGCTACCGAATGCCATACCAGAAATGTAAGGATTGTGAACGTGGATGGTACGGGCGTAGGGGCGGGTGTAGCGCCGCACATGAAGCGGCTTGGTTGTTTTGCTATTTCGGTAAAGGTTGCCAGCGCTCCTACGGAAGAAAGTGAATTGGGGGAGTTTAAGATTTTACGGGATCAATTATGGTGGTCGAGCAGGGAGTGGTTGCGGATTGACCCTATGGCTATGTTACCGCCGGACGATCTTTTAATTGAAGATTTACAAACGCCTACTTACGAGATTAAAGACGGCAAGATCAGGGTGATGAATAAAGACACTATGCGGGAATTGTTGCGAAGGTCCCCTGACCGGGGCGATGCGTTTTGCATGACGTTTTATCAACCGACATTATTATTTCCGGGGCTATGAAAATAAAACAGGCTATTAGGGTAGGCGCTGAGGTTCTGATTTACTTTGAGGGCGAAGAAAAGCCTATAGTATGCCAGGCGGTACGGGGGGGGCTATCGTTCCCGAACGCTGATTCTCCGGGATATTTTATAATTATCGGCCAGAACCCGCAGATGAACGAGCAGCGCAAAAAACCGATTGTGATTTTCAAGGAGTTCGAGGCCGACATCCCGACAGAATTATACAAAGAACTGGTGAATGTTTCACGTGAATTCTTGTGCTGGGACTATTTTGCGGATTTTAATTTAAACTCGATGGAGTTGTACGAGAGTTTTTCACAATACATGCGGAAACGGGATCTTGGCAAGATTGCGCTCGATCCGGCTGTTTTAACCGACTGGAACACAAGTATTTTGTTGATTCAGGAATGGATTAATGATAAATCGTTGACAATACCTTTTGGCGGGATTGTTCACGACCAGCTGAAAAGAATGACCAGGGAAGATCGTAAGGACAGTCGGAAGCCCGTGTTTTATGCCGTGAACGCACTAAGGAGCGTGCTGGGCAGTTTTGTTGAGGAGAGAACTTCAGTTGGTGGTAATGTAAGGCCAGGGAGCTATAAATATGATTAGCAATGTTTCGGAACAAGTAGCTGGGCCGCTGGTGAAAGCTGCCGGGCTTATGCGCTTTGTCGGTAATGCCGAGATTGAACAGCAACGATCGGAAGAGATGCAGGCGCAGCGGGATCAGAACCGGCCGGTGATTTTAAACCTGGCAAGCCATGTGCGCCAGAAATGGAACGCCGCCAGGGACGCCAAGAACGATATTGAAAAACAAATGCATGACGACCTGCGTCAGCGCAAGGGCGAATATTCGTCAGAAGATTTAGCCAAAATACAGGCTCAAGGCGGTTCAGAAGTTTTTATAAACATTACCAACGTGAAGTGCCGGGCCGCCGAATCGTGGCTGTACGACATCCAACTTCCTCCGGGTGAACGTCCGTGGTCAGCAGGTCCTACCCCGGTCCCCGAACTTCCGCAGCAGATAGAAAAATACCTTGAACAAAGAGTTACGATGCAGTTTCAGGAAGCGATGATGGCTAATATGGAACTTGGGGCCATGACCAGCCAAATGGAGGTTCAGGAGCAAATTAACAAGGTTAAGGATGATGTTCTAAAGGAAATCCGGGATCGTGCCGAAAAAGATTCCAAAAATATAGAGGATAATATTGATGATGAACTTGTTCAGGGCGGTTGGTATCAGGCTGTCCGGGACATTATTCCCGACATTGTAACTCTGCCTGCCGGGATAGTTCACGGGCCGACTATTAGTATGGAAAAGCAAATGGAATGGTCTGAGTACCCAGACGGCACGCCTTATGTTCAGGTGGTAGAAAAACCGACCAGGAAATATAGTCGTATCAGCCCGTTCGATATTTACCCGTCTCCAGGCGCAAGGAACTTTCAGGATGGCTATTTATGTCACCTTATTCGCTTTGAAAGAAGCGGGCTTTTAAAACTCGTTGGCGTTGAGGGTTTTAACGAATTTGCTATCCGGCAGGTTTTAAGGGATTTCGGGGCTGGGGGTCTTCGGGAATGGGCCAGTTACGATACAGAAAGGTACGATCTTGAAAACAGACCATCCGAGTTCGGGTCAAACAAGGCCGAAACCATAGACTGTATTAAGTATATGGGGCCGGTGCAGGGGTTGATGCTCAGGCAATGGGGCATGACCGAGGAAGAAGTGCCCGATCCGCTCATGGATTACCAGGTAACTGCGTACCTAATAGATAATTACATTATTGGGGCAAAACTGAACGATCATCCGCTTGGCAAGAGAAATTACTATTCGGCGTCCTTTGACGCTTCCAACGATTCTCCCTGGGGCAAAGGCATCCCTGAACTAATGCGGGATATCCAGAAAATTTGCAACGGCTGTGCAAGGGCGCTGGTTAACAATATGGCGCACGGTTCAGGGCCGATGGTGTGGCTGGATATGCGGAGGCTTGCTGATGGTGAGCAGGTGGCCGGCATTACCCCTTGGAAAATCTGGCGTATGTACTCAAAGGCCGGGGATAATAGCAACCAGCCTCCGGTCGGGTTCTTCCAACCGGCCTCTATTGTTGAGCATTTGCTTAAAGTTTACGAGTATTTTTTCAAACAGGCTTCGGAAGTTACCGGCATCCCGGCGTATATTTATGGCTCTCCGAAAATCGGCGGGGCCGGCGAAACAGCATCAGGACTTTCAATGCTGATGAACGCTGCAAGCAAGGGACTAAAGGCAGTTGCGGCGCATATTGACAATGGAATTATAAAACCTTCTATCGAAGAACACTGGTTGAATATCATGCTGTACGAACCTGAAAAAGCCATAGGCGATGTCAAGATTGTGGCAAGGGCGTCCGAATACCTGATTATGATGGAGCAATTACAAATCCGCAGGATGGAATTCCTGAACACCACGGCAAACCCGATCGACATGCAAATTATCGGCCAGGCCGGCCGCGCTATGGTCCTGCGTGAAACCGTAAAATCATTGAAAATGCCGATTGATAAAATTGTGCCGGATCGTGAAAGCATTATGCAGAATATGGATCAGACAATGATGCAGCTGGTTATCCAGCGCATCGCTGCCGGGCTTGGTATGCCGACTGAAAGCATAGCTCAACTGGCCCAGGGGGGCGGAGCAGGCAAGCCGAACGTCAGCCCCGAACAGCAAGCGGCGTTATTGCCTTCTGGTGAGCAGGCGGGGGGGCGTGAATCGAGGATGATGTAAATGACTACCGACAATCGAACCTTAGCTGAGATTAAACAAGACCATCAATACGAAACAAGCTATGCGATAAAGAATGCCAACGCTATGTATTTTAAATCACAGGATGCGGCGTATAAGTTTTGGGGTATGTGCCACTTTAAGGCTATAACGGCTTTAGGAATTAAGCCTGAAGATATGGAGCGAGCAGTTGCGACCGATGATGGGGTTGTGAATTCGGCTTTTACGTTGGATAACGTAAGGGTTGAGGTCAAGCACTTTGGGGCCGAGGAATGGAAACTGGGCACATATTTCTATAAACTGAAGCCGTACTCGAACGAAATTGACGAACTGGCTTATTTTTTGTCGCACGTGGAATATTTTGACAATCCGATAAAGGATTGTATTGAATTAACCAGGGGAAACTTCAGGATAATAACCAACATCCCGTATGAAGATTCCCGGAAAAAGGTTATCAGCTTCCCGAAGGTGGCAAATGGGTGATGGTTGGAGCTTAAAAATTATTCCAGCAAAGTTTCTCGTTGCTTTTTATAAAGAAATAGAAAACCGTTTCCCAAATATCGGCATTAATTATAAAGGGGATATTGAAAAGTGGGGAGATACGGTCAGTATGTGTTTTTCTGATAATGGATACCATCTCCTTTGTGTTTCATTGTCAAAAATTGTTCGTATTGATAAAGCGTATGCCTATAAACCCGTATCTTTTAAAGATGAGGCAAAGAAGGTTGCAGAAGAAATATCTAAGGAGATTGAAGGGAGTGTTGGAGAAAATAAGTTTTTTGCTGCACAGGCAATTAACCCAAAAAATGTGGGGGTTTCTCCAGATACTTTTGGGAACTTTATAGAGTTTGAAGTCGTATATGGAATTTTAGCAACAGACGAATGCCGTAAGGTGGCTTATGCTTGAAGTCCCGACTGATAAACGAGCGCAACTAAGGTACTATTCGGCGTTGTTTCGCTTAAGCGGCATGACCGATGAGTTTAAGGATGTGCTTGCCGTTTTTGCCTATACAAAAAAGGTTTTGCAGGAAGCGAACAAGGACGAAAGGGTTGTGATTGACATTCACCAAAGACAGGGGGCCTTGCAATTTATTGATGATTTCTTAAATCATGTTGACAATTCAAGGGAATTGGTGGAAAAGCTTGAAGGAAAGATTTAGCCGTATGCTGAATTGGTCAGCATCCGACTTGTTAAAAATAAAAGTCAGCTATAAAGAGAAAAAAGAAAATGGCTTGGAGAGACAACGCAAGTTTTGGCAATGTTACCGTTGAGAAGCGGCTGAAAATCGAGGGATCGGTTGAAGGTTGGGGTTCCGGGTGCCTTGGAAACCATTATTATGTTGATGGCAATATAGGCACAAACGGCGTAGGAGATCATATCACATGGTATATGACCTATAAGCCTCTTGCGGCCGGAGTAACTGTAACAGCGCAGTAAACCTTTAACAACAAACAGCCGGGGCCTGAAAAAGCCCCGGCTTAAACCAAGGAGCACGGGATTATGGCATACAAAGTAATACCGGGAGTTACACCGAAATCATGGATAGGGCTTTCAACCGATACGAAACCGACTGAACCGCTGGCCGGTTCAACCTATTATGAATACAATACCAGCCTGAAATGGATTTTTGACGGTACAACGTGGGTCAAAGATTTAATTTATGTAAAAATTGCTTATGGAACTTCAACAGCGATTACTATTACATTAAATGGATTAGCATCAAGTGCTACAGCAGGACAAGA